ATGCCTGCATGGGAGTTCAGGCCGGGCAACTGTCCTAGGCGTGATGGTGATGGTCCTAGCGGTGGATTGCCGTTCTATTTCTGTGAGGCGGTTAACACCTATAACGGCGATTCCTATGCATGTAAAAAGCGAACAGAAAACCGCTATACGTATCCTAGTAGCGCGACGTGCGATAAGAAGCCATCTGTAACCATGCAATCTTTGCCTGTTACAGGTTCGACGCAATGTCTTGGTGGCTGTGTTTATGTGTATGCACAAAATGCGGACGACACTAGCAGCGCCAGTCCGACGGGAGCTGTTTGTAATGTATTGGACTACAAAAGCAACTGTCCATCCGGCAGCTATTGGAATGATTACATGGGTGTGTGTGAGCCCATGGAAAAGCCATGCCCACCTGGGCAGAAAAAGGTAAATGGTCAGTGCGTGCCGGACGGCAAGTGTCCTGATGGGATGATCGCAGTGCCTGGAACTACGCCGGGTGCGATCCAGCAGGGCGCGCTTTACTGCAAGCCAGCTGAGAATGAGTGCCCCCCTGGCAACGTAAAGAGTCCTTCCGGCCAGTGCTTACCCGGCGACGGTCAGTGTGCCGTGGGCGAAGCAAAGGGCAAGGATGGCACCTGCAAGCGTGATTCTGACGGCGACGGAACACCTGATTCTGAGGAAGGACCTGATGATCCCAACAAGGACTCTGCATCGGGTGGTGATAGCTGCAATGCGCCGCCTTCATGCTCGGGAAATGCGATCTCCTGCATACAGGTAAAGATTCAATGGCGCATTGACTGCAACACGCGCAAGAACAGGAACATTACCGGTGGCACGTGCGCCGCGATGCCGATCTGTACCGGTGATAAGTGCGATGCAATGGAATATTCGTCGTTGTTGCAGCAATGGAAGTCTGCATGTGCGCTTGAAAAGCTCGCCAAAAATGGCACCGGAACGCCCGGTGATGGCGAGGGTTGCGGGGCAGGGGATGCGAACTGCAATGGTGTTGCTGATGTGCTGGAGGGTTCGGGCGAAGCGAGTGAACCCGGCGACGGCACTGCCGATGTAGATGGCGCCAAAAAGTGGGGCATTGCTGTCTCTGCCGGGATGCTGGATCAGGGCAATATTTTTGGCGGCGGCTCGTGTCCGCAACCCCCATCTTTTCAGCTGATGGGCGTAGCGATCAGCGGTGCGGACTTCCCGCATTGGTGCAAGGCGATGGCGATCCTGCGCGGCTTGATCCTTGTTTTCGGCGCGTTCACCGCGCTCAAAATTCTCATGGGTGGGGTGGGCTGATGGGTATCTTCAATCCGGGCGGCATGGTGTGGGATTGGATAAAAAAGGGCGTTGAACAGCTTCTTGGCCGCTTGAAAGAAGTTGCCGCGGGTCTTGTGGGAAAGGTGCTTGCCACCTTCGGCCTAACCACGGTTACGTTCGATGCGGTGCTGCCGAACCTGAAACAGTTCGTGCAATCTCAGGTGGGCGGTTTGGATGGGCCTGTTGCCCAGGTGCTCGGCTATCTCGAGGTGGGTACGGCCATGTCGATGATCCTTTCCGCGCTCACGATTCGCATGGCATGGAAGGTGTTCATCGTGCCTAAGTCCGTTGCCGATTCGCTTGGCGGGGGTCACTGACATGATCTACTGGTACACCGGCCAGCCGGGTCACGGTAAGACGTTGCATGCCATTGATCGGCTTTTGGAATTCAAGGATCAGGGGCGAATTGTCTACGCCTGCAATATCCGCGAGTTCGACTATGCGAAAACTGGCGTGCTGGAAATGACGCCGGAACAGTTCAAGGATTGGCCTAACTTTTTGCCGGATGGCGCGGTGGCGCTGGTTGATGAGGCTTATGAGCATGGGATGCTGCCCAAGCGTCCTTCCGGCTCCAAAGTGCCGGAGCATGTCGAACAACTGGCGAAGCATCGTCATCGCGGCCTGGACTTCATTTTCGTCAGTCAGAGCCCGGACAAGCAATGCGATCAGTTCGTGCATGATCTGATCGAGCGCCACGTCCACGTGCGCCGCCGATTCGGAACCAAGTTCGTGCACCTGCGCGAATTCGACCGTTTTGAGGCTCAGGCGGAGAAAGCGATTCCGTTGGTCACAAAGCGCAAGGCGCTACCCAAGCGCCCGATGGGCACCTACAAATCGACGGAGTTGGACACCACCGAACGGCGCATTCCTTGGTACTACATTGCGTTTCCGGTTGCGGCCGCGCTCGCGTTGTTCCTGATGTACTACTCCTTCGGCTCGATGGGTAAGCGGCTCGGTGGCGGCGAGGAAACGTCAACGGCTGCGGCAAAGCAAAGCCACGCGGCAACGCCGCGCGACGGAGCGAATGCGACGGCGGGCGGCGGTGCTGCTGGCGCCCATGTCTCTGCGGCCGACTATGCCAAGCGCTTCATTCCGCGTATCCCATCGGAGCCGTGGAGTGCGCCGGCATACGATGACGCGCTGTCGCTGCCAAGCGAGGCTCCTCGCCTGTTCTGCATGTCGTCCATGGGCGGTGCCAATGCCCAGGGCAAGCATGCGGATCCGTCGTGCAGCTGCGTCACTGAGCAAGGCACGCTCTACGTTGTCGATGAGCCGACCTGTCGTTTCGTCGCGCGTCGCGGGCAATATGAGCCGTATCGTGATGAGCGCAATGATCGTTTCGTTGATGGCCCAACGCAGATAGAGCGCAACCGGGAAGCCATTGCCGATCGGGGTAGGGAAGGCGGGGCAGTGATAGGGCGCAGCAAGCGCGGTCAAGGCACGTTCCCTGAGTCACCCGGCTACCAGACCAGCACGGTCACGCCGCCGACGACAAGCCTATGACCAGCGGCGGCCGTGAACTGTTGAAGTGGCTGGCGCTGGCCGCGATGACGTGTGATCACGTGGCAAAGGTGCTGCTCGGCGGCTACGTGCCGGGGCTGTCGGAAGCCGGCCGCACCGCCTTCCCGTTGTTCGCGCTGGTGATGGCCTACAACCTCGCTCAGGGCGCGGATGCGGGGAAGTCGGTTCGTCGTCTCGCGCTGTGGGGCGTCATCGCACAGCCGGTCCACGCGTGGGCGTTTGGTAACGCGTTACCGCTGAACGTGCTGCTTTCGTTCGCGCTCGCCGCAGCGTGCGTGTGGAGCATCCAGCGCCGGCAATGGGCGCTGCTGGTGCTGTTGGTCGGGCCTGTGGCGATGCTGGTGGACTACGGATGGGCTGGCCTGCTGTTGGTGCTGGCCGGCTGGTGGTTCTTCCTGCGGCCGACTACAGGGCGGGGTGTGCTGGTCGTCCTGGCCATGGCCGTGCTGTGCGCTTGGAACGGCAATAGCTGGGCGCTGCTGGCCTTGCCAGTGTTGGGCCTTGCGTTGGCCAACGTCACCGTTCCGCGCACGCGCTGGGCGTTCTACGGCTATTACTTGGGTCATCTGGTCTTGCTGGCGTCGATCGCCACGATTCTGCTACCCTGAATTGCAGCACAGGGGCTGCTCGCCTAGCATATTTCAGGATGAAATACAATAAGGCAAGAATCATGCCATTTATCTGGCATTCAGTTATCGTTTTGACTTCATTCACTTTAGTCCAAAATTGCCTCGCACAGCAGGTTTTCAAGTGCGTGGAAAAGGGCAAGCCGGATTCGTACCAATCGCACCCATGTGCGAATGGCCCGGCGGTCAAGGCATGGGATGCGGTGCCGGATCAGGACAACCCGTATCTGCGGGCGCGGCTGGCGCAGATGCAGCGCGAGGTCGATGCGCGGCGTGCCGCTGATGCGGCACGTGGGCCATACATGGCCGGCATTCGTGGTGGCGGCGTTGGGGCGTCTATTCCGGCAGCGCCGTCGCGCTCGATTTCGCGGAATTCGTCTAGCTATGCATGTGAGAGCGCCAGGCGGCAGCGTGATGCGGTCTACAACGCGGCCGGGCATCGGCGGTCTTTCGCGTTGTCCCGCGCGGCGGATAACGCCGTCTATGACGCCTGCAGGTGATCGGGGTGCAGGGGCTTGGCCCCTGCGGTGACGCCGTTACCCGGCGCGCGTCCCGAAGTGGCGTTCGCGCCAGTCGCCCAGGTCTACGACAACAACCTTCACCAACGACTGCTGACGGGCTTTTCTGGCTGCGTTCCGGGCGCGGGTAGCGTCCCGTAGGTCCGTGGCGTCCGCACGCCACAGCAGGCCACGCAGGCGGCGTTCGGGGATGCGTTCGCCGCTGGGGGCCACAAGGTCGCGGCCGGCGAGTCGCCAGCCGGCCCATGGCCCGTGCAGCTGCACATGGTTGTCCAGGACGTGCCGCGCGTGGTCGCGGGCGCAGCTGTTCGGGCAGGGTTTGCCGGCAGGCCAGCACGGTGGCCTGTGGTCGATTTCGTAGGTGTCGCTCACGCCTCAATCTCCGTATCGGACGGTGGACGCTGCGGCAGGCAAGAGGTGATCCAGAGCCAAATCCAGCGCAGTCGGCGCAGCAGCGAGGCTTTGGCAATTTCGCATAATGTATATTATGTAAAATCCAGACTGCAGTAGTGACCGCGCCGTCCACTCATCCCATTGTCCGCCCGGTGCAAATCTGTATCCCTTCCCGCACCAATCTGTATCTTTTTCCGCGATAACGATGTATCCCAAAATACGAGAGTCTCTCGATATAGACACGAGGCGTTGGTCGCTTCAGGGTTGACTACCGTCGTCACCGGCCACCAGCTTTCGGTGGCCGTCACAATCTGTATGCTTTTCCGCAGTAATGACATATCCCAGCCGGCGGCGGCTGAATTGGCTCGGCCGGCTCTTGGTTTCCTGGCTGTTGGACGCGGGGGTCGGGACAACATGGCGGAATGGATCGATCAGCTTCTAGTCGAGCAAAAGTTGGCGCCTCGGACGATAGCGCAGTACGCCGCCGGCCTGCTCTACTGGGATATGTGGCACCGACTTCGATACGGCATGCCGCTGTCCTTGTCCGCCGCCCCGCCCACTGCGGTGAGCTTGGACGCGGTGAACGCATTCATCGATGACCATCTCGCCATTGCGGTCGGGGGGCGGCTGCGGATGCGCATGACCAGCACGATCTTCGATGGCCTGCGCGAGGCCGGGTACAACGCGCGCGTCGACTGCGTCGCTCCCGCTACCTCGGATTGGCGCCTGCTGGTGCTGCAACGGGCCCATAGCCTGTCCAACCTGCGCTTTGATCGCGAATTGGTACGTCGCCGGAAACCGGAAATCTATGCCTCTTGGGAAGCCGAACGCGCGGCGCTCGGGATTACGATGGCGTTGCCAATGTCTGCGACCAACACTGTCAGTGCGTTACTCGGTGTGTGCAACGATGATCGCGAAGGTACCATGGACGTTGCACTCATCCTGTTCTTGTGCCGGCTGACCCCGAGCCAGGTCGCCCAGTTACGCTTCAGTGAATTGGCCCCAGGCACTATCGTCCTGGATGGTGAAGAACTGGATGCGGTAGAACTCACGATCCGCGACCCCATCGGCGAGTTGCAGACGTCCCAACCCAAGATCCGCTTCGTCGGCGACGAGGCCACGCTGATCAAGGCGTGGGGAGCGCTGCGTGAGGATGAGGTGATCCAAGGGAGAGAGGACTGGTTCTTTGCGCGCAAGGCGCGTCGCAATGCCTCCCCTGCACTCGACAATGTCTGGATCGCACGCCGGATCCGCCTGCTTGCGCAACACGCCGGTCTTGCCGATGCCAGCGGCCGGAGCCGAGTCTCCCCACAATGGTTGCGAAAGGCCTACGAGCGGGAATGGCGCGAGCATTCTGATCTGGTCAAAGCAGCCCGTGCGGCTCGGGTCGGCACGCGCACCATCCTTCGGATGACACGCCAGGCCAGGACCTGACCGTCCCATTTGGAGATTTGGCGTCGGCTTCGCTACGCCACTCCCCTGCAGTTGTCGGAACCGGCCCGGTAGGTATCAGCGAGGCCCATGCCGGCGCATGACGTGGATGATGCCGCTGGCCATCTCCGCGGGTTCGCGGAAATCCCTCCAGGCGCTGCGCGATTCATCGTCGCCTTTGGTGCGGCCGGACACACGCCAATACCCAGTTGCCGTACGCACAATGGCGTCGAAAGCCTCCGCGACGGTGACGTGCGGCGACGGTTTCTCCAGCGCATCCAGAGCAATGCGCCGCACGCGAGCGTGCTCGAGCAGTTCGATCAGCGCGTGCTGGTAGTGGGCGCAAGCTAATCCGGGGTCGCTACCTCGGGCGAGCAGACGCCGCAACGCAGTGAGTTCGTTGTTGGTGACCAGATACGACGGCAGCACGAAGGTGGCGCACAGGCTGCCCTCCTCCACAGCACCGTCGTGCCATCGGCCGTGGGCGGATTCACTGGCGACCAACCAGTGATCGAAGGCCGCCCGACTCGCCAACGGCACATACGTCCGATACGCCCCACGTCGAAAGGCTCGGCGATAGCGTTCCAGCTGATCTTCGTCGGCTATCTCGGCTTGGTTCCAAGTCCACGCTTGTACCGCCACGGTCCATCGCCCGTGCGATTGCTCGTGGTACGGCGCGAAGGTCGGCAGCGCCAGCCCCGTCGCCTGCAACGCATGCAGCAGCGCAGGCAACAGGCCTTTTGAGGGCAACGGGGGAGTGCGCAAGGGAGCGACCGCGAGATATGGCGGATAAGCGATGTGCACCGGGCCGGAGACCACGGCGATGGCCTGTCGCAGTGCTTGGATCCAGGCCAGGTGCTCCTGCAGTGCTGCCGTAATCTGGGCCTCATGCGGCACGTGCAATCCGCTGTGGACGCCTTCCAGCAAAGGACAGCCGGCCGGGCAGTGAAACGCACTGAGGCCTGGGCTGCGGGCTTGCCACAACAGTGGGGTATCGCAATGCGGGCACCGGTACACCAGTGCTTCGTCGTGCACCGGGCACCGCGCGATTAGGTCGCCCTGCAAAGCGTAGCTGTGGTATCCGGCCTGCAGACACTGCGGACAGCCCCGCAAGCATTCGGGGGGTGTGCTCGACAAGTCCGGAAATGGGTGCCAAGCCACGGGTCGAAGCTTGAGCTGCGGGTCCGGCAATCCCTTGATATCGGCGCCGGGGGCGGCCAGATCGCTAGTCTGGACAGCGTGTGGCGCGAAGGCCCACCGGACCCAATCCGCGGGCAACTGGTGGCGAATGTCTACATCGTTGAGCAGATTGGCCCGAATCAATCGGCCGACAAATGCATACCACGACTCCAGCGGGCGACTGAGTGTGTCGAATCCGATGAGCCGCTCCAAGAGCGGGCGATCAGGATCGTTGGTCGCGTTCGAGACCATCACTGCACGATTAGGGAAGGTCTGATCAACACGCGCTGACGCTTGGATTTCAGCGTTGGAGCGCCGGGTCAGCTTCGATTTGATCACTTTTCCGGCATTTCAGGCGGTTTTCGACGGGTTTTCCCGCCCATCAGGCGGATTTACCCCGTCGGTTGCAACAAACGTCGCCGTGCCATCCACAGGTTCGACAAGGCGAACAGCGTCAGCACCTGCGCCGCGTTCTTGGCCAAGCCACGGTAGCGCACCTTGGTAAAACCAAACTGCCGCTTGATCACCCGGAACGGGTGCTCAACCTTGGCGCGCAAACTCGCCTTGTGACGCTCCCAACGCTCGGCGTAGTGGCGGTCGCGCTTGTTCTTCATCGCGCGCAGCTTCGACGGCTTCTCCGCGATCCAGAACGCGGCCTCAACACCCTGCAGTTCCTCGCGCTTGTCCGCACCCGTGTAGCCGCTGTCCCCGCACACCGTGTCCTCCTTGCCGTGCAGCAGCTTGTGCACCTGGGTCACGTCATTCACGTTCGCCGCCGTGCACTCCACGTGATGCACCAGGCCCGATTCCTCGTCCACACCAATGTGCGCCTTCATCCCGAAGTGCCACTGGTTGCCCTTCTTGGTCTGGTGCATCTCCGGGTCGCGCTCGCCGTCCTGGTTCTTGGTCGAACTCGGCGCGGCGATGATCGTGGCATCCACGATCGTGCCGGCTTTCAGGCTCTGGCCCTTGCGCGCCAGGTGCGCGTTCACCCGCTCGAAGATCGATTCGGCAAGGCCGTGCGTCTCCAGCAGCCGACGAAAGTTGAGGATCGTGGTCTCGTCGGGAACATTGTCCAACCCACTCAACCGTGCGAACCGGCGCATCACCGGCGTGTCGTACAAGGCCTCTTCCATGGCCGGGTCACTGAGCGCGTACCACTGCTGCAGGAAATGGATGCGCAACATGGTCGCAATCGCGTACGGCTGACGGCCGGGGCGGCCGGCCTTCGGATAGTGCGGCTCGATCAGTGCCAGCAGCGCCTGCCAAGGCACCACCTGCTCCATCTCGGCCAAGAAGATCTCCCGGCGCGTGCGCTTGCGCTTGCCCATGCCCTCGGCGTCACCGAACGTCAGCTGCATCGATCATCAACCCTGTCGCGATGCGCTATTGTCGCCGACATCGGGGGAGTTGTTCAGACCTTCCTTAGGAGAAGTCTACGCATCTTCCTCACGGAATCTGACTTGACTCCGTCCATCGGAGCCAGCCGCATGCGCGGGGCCATTGATCAGTCGCTTGATCAACGCCACCATCTCTCTATGGGGGATCATCCGTCCAGCGTCGACGTCGGCCAAACCCTCACGGGTCCGCCAATCCTTCTCTTCCTCGGTCAGTTCCGGAAGGAGTGCTAGTAGCTTTTCTTCGGGGATCAT